ACTGGCAGCTTTTCAACACCCATTGATGTAACTATTTCTTTAAACCCAGAACAATGCGTCATACATAATGCTGTTCTATCTCTTTTAAAACCTAAGTCTATATGAATAAATCTTTGATGACCATCAGTGTTATTAAACCACGGCTTATATCTACCTTCTTCATCCATAGGGTCATCTGAATATATAAAAGCTTTTCTTACTAATTCTTCATCCCTAAAGTAAGCGTCTTCCATTGTTGGAGGTTCACACTCAAAACGAGATGCTGCTTCAATTGGATTTCTAATATACTCAGATTCTAATTGCTCTCTTTTAATTGTTGGATTAACTTCCCATGTTGCTGCTTTAATTGACCAAGTTTTAGGTTCATTCTTTTCTCTAGAGCTAAAGTATCTCTGTTGGATAAAGTCACCTTTATAGCGAGGGAATGACAATAGAATAACCTTACCAATTTCTGGAAACCGTGACATTACAGATAGCTTACTCATGTTATAAATTGCAGATGCTGATCCTTTTGATCTCACTTCACCTTTCAATTCGCTATCTGTTTTAAATGCAGATATCTCGTCAAGAATAACTGTCATTACTTCATAACCTTCCCAACCTTCAGATTCAGAGTGACCAGAGAATAATCTTACAGGTCTAGAAAAGAAAAATATTTCTGATACTCTAGGTTCAAACCCCACATTATTAAAATAAGGAGATGATAGTAATAAGTTCTTTAATGGTTCAAAGAACACTCTCTGAGCTTGCTGAGCGTTTACAGCAAGGTTTAGAAGGTCAATATAAACACCGTGAGCTTTACCATAATAACCAAGAGGATCTCTTAAGCAATGCAATAGATATACGGTATATGCCATAGATATTCTTGCACAATGGTCTTTACCAGATCCTTTCCCGAGCATACAAATCACTTCATTGTCTGTATACTTCTTGTAAATCTCCTTCCCTTTTTCCTCGCCATATAATTTCATTAAAGTGTGTTCTTTGAATATCTGCGTGCTATGCTTTACAATCTCCAACTGAATCTCGGATAGAGGGGGGAGACCAAGATAGTGTTTATCTTGAACAAAAGTTTCAATAGAAACAGGTTCTTCCATAAATTCATCTTGACGCAATAATCTATCAAAATCATTAAATTCAAGATTGATGCCTAAGAAATCAGACATGTTTCTATACTACCCTATAGGCGTTTTCAAAAGATCTCAAATTATGAACCCCATATGGGTTTTCAAAAGATCTCAAATTATGATCACTATAGGCGTTTTGAAAAGATCTCAAATTATGAGCCCTGCTCTTCGTCTTCTTCTACCGTGAATGCGGTGTTGGTTACGATTGTAGTATTCTTCCCTGTCATAATCTCAAAAGCAATTTCAAGTTCCTTACGGACTTCTTCGGCAATAGATGGATGTTTTGAGATAACATCTCTCAAGATTTTTGATAAAATTTGATTAACATTTTCAGCCTTTTGCATTCTAGCAATATATTCACCATCTGTTTGATTACCACCCATAAGCTTATGCAACTGTGCTTTCTTGGTAGCAAGATCACCAGCGAGCTTAATTGCTTGAATCCTGGCAGCGACCATCCCGTTGTCTGTTGCTATATTAATTGTTTCCCAAGCTTCTTTGCTTAATTCATCAAATTCAGTAAGGGCTTTGATTGTGTTAAATTGAACTTTTTCAAGAAAAAATGGGTCTTCTTCAATAGTTTGATTTAATATTAACTTATACTCATCAATATATTCTTTTACATCATTAATCGGTAATGTCATGAGTGAAGAAATCTCTCTCATTGAATAACCCTTTACATGCAAAAGACCCACTTGCTCAACATCTCTAATTTTTTCTACTAAGCTTTTTTGTTTAACATGTTCAATATTTGACATAATCTATCTACATAGTCCTTTGTTACTTTATCCCAAGTCATATTTTCACTTATGTACTTAGCACCTTCTAATGTCTTATTTGAGACAGCATCATAGTTTTTAACTACATATAACATTTTATCACACAAATCATCAAAACTTGGCTCTGCCCACTCTCCAGTATCTTTATATACACCATCCATGTTCTTGCTAGACCATTTATAATCTAAAGGCACAGACATTTCTGCATACTCCTCACAGGCAGTAGCGTTAGTGCAGATCGTTGGAATGCCTTTTGCTATTGCCTGGAATGGTATCAATCCCCATCCTTCGCCACTTGTTGGGTACAGCAGACAGTCTGCTTCATCGTATAGTGCAGAAAGAAGGCTTTCACTTAATTTCCAATCTATAACTTCAATACGAGGATGCCCGTGAATAGATGACTGATCGCTCGTACCTTTACGAAAACGAGCGTCTGGTGGTCCATTAGATTTGTAAATTAGTTTATAATTTTCATCACGACCAAAAAGATGCATGAAAGCATCAACAGACATTTGAGAATTCTTCCTCGTTGAAGGAGACCCCATGCTTAGGAATGTAAACGGCTTATGAGGTTTCCTTTTATAGGGGTAATAAAGATCTGGATTAACACCCAGATTAAAAGCATACACTGGCTTAGTCACACCAGAGTTTATAAATACATTTTTCATAAACTCAGATGTAGTCCAAATCTCATCCATCTGATTCATTCCATCAACGCTGTCATCGCTTATACGATTGGTTTCCCAATATGTAAAGCCAATTGAATACTCGGAACCAACAACATAATTGTCAGGGAGTGTATTGTTAATCACAATAGGATTATCAAATTTAGTATTCCTTAATGAATAACCGACACCAGGAATTTCTGGCGCAACATGCTCAACATATGTTTTAGAAACTAACCCATTTTTAAACAAAGCTTCATATATGGGCGAGGCAGCATCAGCATACCCAGTACCTGCAACATGAGAGCCTGCATCATTCCATTCTACTTTACTCATCTACGGAAAAAGCAATTTTCTTTCCTGCACTTTCGGCAGCTGATCTAAGTTTTGGCAATGGCAGTCCATGCACTTTTGTATATTCAACTCTGTAGTTATACCAGCCTTCAACTGCTCGCCAAATACTTGGATCGGTAGTATCCGCTAGCTCTTGAAGATCTTCCGTTGTTAATAGAAAACTCAAAACACCCAAAGGCATATACACAACAACATCATAATTCTCGCCTTTGTCTTTTGAATACTTTGCCAATACATCTTGATACTGGCGAACCATACCTTCAACTGGCGTACCAGTAAAAAAATCAACATTACCATAAATGTTTCTCTCACGAGGGCATACATCATCAACACCAACGAATGCGCCGTAGCTTCTGCAAACTAACGGTCTAAAACCATAAATAGTGCAACCACCTTTATAGAAAGCACACTTGCGAGTTGTTTCGCCTCCAAACTTAAGATCTTTATCATGCATTGCATCTTTTAAGGAATCAATGACAGACTTAAACCACTCATTAGCGTAATCATGACCTTTATCTTCTAAGTACAAATAAAATTGCTGAGTCAAATTAAAAGCAATGTTCGCACATTCCGCCATCGGAATTGTTAATCCAATAGTGCAACAATGTCCAGAGCCTAAGCATTTATACTTAGTCTTATTCTGATTTGCCTCAATTACCCTAGCCTGATTATATACAATATTCAACTCAGCAAATAAACCTAAATCTTCCGCCGTAATACTTCTTTGCATTATCTACCCATACCTTTCTTTTTGTGATCTCTCTGTTTTCTTAATTCACGCTTCCTGCGCTCAGCTGCCTGTTGCATAGGAGACTTTGGTTTCTTAGAAGTCACAGCAAGGTTTCTGCCCCTTCCTCTAAATTTTAATAAATCATATTTCTTACACCAGTTATATAAACCTTGCGGTGTTATTTCAATGTTGTATGTCTGCTTTAGTAACTTAACAACATCAGTTAAATTCATTCTTCTCTTAACATAATGCTCATACAACCAAGACTTGTCTTTGTATGGTTCAAGAGCCATGAGAAATCGCCATAAGGTAATACCAAAGACCGATACCTACTGCATCAACAATATCATCATCTGCAAGGTCTTCATTTGACATATGGAAGTATTCTATCACAATTTGCCGAACACGATCTTTTCTTTCTTTCTTTTTCTTTGCTTCCGTATTTAATTCTACTTTATCATTCTTGGATATATTCTTATACCCAATACCCCGTTTCCATAATATTGGGTTAATATCAATTACTTTAAAACAATAAGTCTGGACAATGCCCCATGTATAACCAATTATGTAAGATATAACACGACTTGTTTGAAAATTTTGAATATAAACTGATTGTTCAATTACACAAACAGATGGATTATGCTCTTTACATATTTGTTTAATACCAGAATTAATCTCATTAAATTTAATTGAAATATCATTAGTTTTTGTAAATTTGATTTTACCGCAATCCACTAATTTAAGACCGCTACTAAAATCAATTACTGCCCACCCCAAGGAATGGGATGACGGATCTATTGATAATATCTTGCTATCATTCTTGTGTACAATATTCTTAAGGTTCATTACATACCATCTCGTACTTTGGTTTCATCCCAACCCCAGCCGACTAATCGTTGAACAAACCTCTCTCGTTTACATTTTTCACAAATTAATTCTTTATTGTATACAGAAAGAACAACAGTACATGTTTTTGTTTTACAAATTCTTTTTTTATTTTTATTAGCTTTTTTTTCGTAATAATTTGCTAATAACTTTTTGTTAGTAATAATCTTTCTGCACTCAGCAGAGCAATAAATACTATTATAAACTTTTGCTATAAATTGTTTTGCGCAATCTGGATTGCTACAAATTCTTTTTTCTTCATTAACCACTTTCTCCCCAGCATAAAGCAGCAACATTACAATCAGAACAATGCTTAGATGTTCTCTT